TCGTTTGATGTTCCAGGTGCAAAATTCTCTCCACAGTTTAGAAATAGAGTTTGGGATGGCAAGATTAGATTATATTCATATGCCACAGGACGTCTCTATGTTGGGTTGTTTCCATATCTTAAACACTGGTGCTCAGAAAAAAATATAAAGGTAACTGAACTTAACGAGATTCTTACGCATAGGCCTGTCTCAGCCGTCGCCATACAAGAGTTAATTGAGGAGTATGGCATATCTATTAAACCAAGAGATTATCAACTAGAAGCGTTTAAATTTGCATTAGAGAAAGAAAGAGGTCTTATACTCTCTCCTACGGCATCGGGTAAGTCTTTAATTGCATATATGCTTACAAGACATTATTTGAATTCGATAAACAACAAAGTCTTAATCATAGTTCCAACTACATCACTTGTTGAACAACTATACAAAGACTTTAAAGATTATGGTTATGATGTAGAAAATAATATTAGTAGAAAATATCACGGTTATGATATTGAAGATGATAAGAGAGTTGTCATATCAACTTGGCAATCTCTATACAAATTACCTAAAAGTTTCTTTAATGGATTTGGTGCTGTAATAGGTGATGAAGCACACTTGTTCAAGGCAGTTTCATTAACAAAGATAATGACTAAATTAACTGATTGTAAATACAGAATAGGTATGACAGGAACTTTAGATGATAGTAAAACTCACAAACTTGTATTGCAAGGATTGTTTGGTCATGTAAACAAAGTTGTATCAACAAAAGAATTGATAGATAGAAAACAATTATCAAATCTTAAAATTGTCGCACTAATTCTAAAACATAAAGAAGAAGATTGCAAAAAAGTTCACGGTGTAAAATACCATGAAGAATTAGAATTTATTGCTCAAAGTTCCTCTCGTAATAAATACATACGAAATTTAACCTTGGGACTAAATGGGAATACTTTATGTTTGTTTCAGTTAGTTGAAAAACATGGCGAGATTTTATATAATTTAATAAAAGAAAAAGCAGATCCAAATCGAAAAATATTTTTCGTTTATGGTGGAACAGAAACAGATGATAGAGAAAAAATTAGAGCAATCACAGAAAAGTCGGATAACGCAATTATTGTCGCTTCTTTCGGGACCTTCAGCACTGGTATCAATATTCGTAATTTACACAACATTGTTTTTAGTAGCCCTAGTAAAAGCCCTATAAGAATATTACAAAGTATCGGTAGAGGTTTAAGAAAAGGTGATAACAAAGATAGTGCCACACTTTACGATATTGCTGATGATCTAAAGTTTAAAGACAAAGAGAACTTTACGCTGAACCATTTTAGAGAGCGGATAAATATTTACAGTAGGGAAGACTTTACCTATGAAATTCACAATATAGGTTTAGATAAATAGTTATATGGCAAAAGAAATTCAAAAAACAAAGCCTCTTCAAGTTAAAATATTAAGACTAGTTACAGGTGAAGAACTGTGCTGTGTTATTCCAGAGAAACAACTTACATCAAAATCTAATCTAGTTAGATTGTTAGAACCAATGTTAATTAAATACATTCCTCATATGACGGAAGTAGGAGTGTCTGATTATATTGCGTTAGTTAAATGGGTTGGTTTTACTGATGACAAAATTATATCTATTCCAAAAGATAAAATTGTTACTATTGCAAATGCCACGGCGCCGTTTTCTGTAAGGTATAAAAAACTAATAGATACTGTTAATTCTAAAAAGCAACCATTACCTGATTATGTTGAAAGGAATCTATCTGAGGAAGAATATAAAAGCCTGGATGCTAAAGAAGAACTACAAAAGACAATAGATAAATTACATGATAATTCTGATGATCTAATGCCAAGCAAGAAGATACACTAGCTTTAAAGCATTCTCTGGCAAAACTGGACACCAGTATTATAACACCAAATCCCATATATGTCAAGTACCTATGGAAGAATTTTATAAATTAACAGTAACAAGAAATAATAAGGAAGAAGAAATGTACTATGGATATCTCTCTTATGACCAGATAATCTGTGATGTTGATATACTCTATGAAGATGGCGCTGATGCTGTTGAAATGGAAATGATAACAGAGAAAGAGTTTGAAAAAGAGTTAGCTTATTGACAAATACACAAAATAGTATATAATATATAATATGACTAGAACGAAAAAAAAACCAGAACATTATGTAGATAATAAATTATTTCTACAGGCAATGATCGAATATAAAGATAAATGCGATAAGGCAGATAAGTCAAAAAGAAAACATCCACCTGTAACTAATTATATTGGTGAATGTTTTTTAAAAATTGCTAATCATTTATCGTATAGACCTAATTTCATTAACTATACTTTTAGAGACGATATGATATCCGATGGTATAGAGAACTGTTTACAATATCTTAGTAATTTCAATCCAAAGAAATCAAATAACCCATTTGCTTATTTTACACAAATAATCTATTACGCTTTTATTAGAAGAATACAGAAAGAGAAAAAACAGGCAAATATCAAATACAAAATGATTGAACAAGCAGGTATTGATGAATATGATACTCTACCAGGTGATACTAATTCTGAATACAAAAATCAGTTTTTAGAGTTTCTAAGAAAGAATAGACCTACTGAAGAACAACCTAAACCAAAAGAAATCAAAATCAGAAAGAGAAAAAGAAAAACTGCCGATATTAATTTAGAAGAAATTTAATTATGAAAATTGCAATGCTAAATGACACGCATTTTGGTGTCAGAAACGATAGTGAAGCGTTTAGAGAATATCAATTAAGATTTTACAATGAAATCTTTTTCCCATACCTACAAGAACATAAGATTAAAACACTTGTTCATTTAGGTGACGTAGTTGATAGAAGAAAGTTTATCAACTTTAATACTGCTTCTGTTTTTAGAAAACAGTTTTGGGATAGACTATATGAAGAACAAATTGATACGCATGTTATAATAGGTAACCATGATACTTATTATAAGAACACTAACGAAGTAAATGCAATTGAAAATCTTTATACTTCATTTGATAAAAAACACGAACCTTGGATATACACAAGACCATCAGTTGTAGATTTTGATGGCACTAGTATATTGTTTATGCCTTGGATATGTGATGATACAAGAGAAGAGTCTATGAAGATGATAGAAACTGCTAAGGCAGAAATTGTAATGGGACATTTAGAAATCAAAGGTGTTGAAATGCAAAATGGCGTGATTAATGATCATGGTTTAAACAAATCAGATTTTAAAAGATTTGATAAAGTTATCTCTGGACACTTTCATAAACATACAGATGATGGACAAATATATTACAATGGTGCTCAATATGAAATGACATGGTCAGATTATAAAGATCAAAAGGCATTTAATATATTTGATACAGAAACAAGAGAAATAACAAGAGTAAGCAATCCATTAACTATTCATAACAAAATAATCTATGATGATAAAAAAAATAACTATGATAATTTTGATTTAAAACCATATCACAAACACTTTGTTAAACTTATTATACTTAATAAGACAGATGAGGAACAATTTGATAGACTTGTTAATAGATTATATAAAGAAATACAAATACATGATTTAACAATACTAGAAGACTTTTCCGATATTAAAGCAAGTGTTAAAGATGAGGCACTGGATATGGGCGAAGACACCATTACTTTTTTAAATAACTATGTAGATCAACTTGAAACAGATGTTGATAAACAAAAACTAAAAGAATATTTAAAATCTTTTTATGTAGAGGCAAACGATAGATGATACAATTTCAAAAGATAAGATGGAAAAACTTCCTATCAACAGGTAATAATTTTATTGAAGTAGATTTAGAGAAATCAAAATCAACTTTGATTATAGGTGCCAACGGTTCTGGTAAGTCAACTTTGTTAGACGCCTTATGTTATGTTTTATTTAATAGACCATACAGAAATATTAAAAAAGATCAACTTGTTAATAGTATTAATGGTGGTGATTGTGAAATAGAAATAGAGTTTATTGTTAATAGAAGACAATATAAAGTTATTAGATGTATCAAACCAAACAAGTTTGAGATTTATTGTAATGGTGATTTAGTAGACCAAGATGCTTCTGCTGTAGATTATCAAAAGTCTTTAGAAGAAAATATATTAAAATGTAACTATCGTGCTTTTTGCCAAACAGTAATACTTGGTTCTTCTTCTTATGAACCATTTATGAAAATGAGAGATCAGTATAGACGTGAAGTTGTTGAAGAAATATTAGACATAAGAGTCTTTACTCATATGGATTATTTAATAAGACAGAAACAAAATGAACTAGGCAAGAGTGTTGTTGAAGTTAAACATAGATTTGATTTGTTAAATGAAAAATATAACCTACAGAAAAAACACTTTGAAGAAATACAATCAAAAGACAATACAGTTATAGAAGATAAAAAGAAACAGTTAAAAGAAAATGAAGTTAGTAACTATGAGTATAACCAGAAATTACAGTTACTCAATGAAAAAATTATATCAACAAAATCTGAAATATGGGGTGGTGAGAAACATACTCAAAAATCAAATGAACTGGCAAAACTAGAAGCAAAGATTGAAACAAATTTATCAAATCACAAAAGAACTTTAGACTTTTTTCAAAACAATGATACATGCAACACATGTACACAACCAATAGATAAAAATTTTAAATTAAAAAAGATAAATGAAGAGGCACAGAAAATATCAGACTTAGAAACAGGCCTACAAGATTTAGAAAAAGAGATCAATAAAACAGATGAGAGAATAACTGAATACAAAGAAATAGAAAAAAGACTTAATAAGTTAAATCTATCTGTTGCTAAAATCAATACGTCTATTTCAGAAATCAATAGACACTCAAATAGATTAGATGTGGAAATTGCAAAACTAAATGGTGAAACAGATTCAACAAGCAATGTTGCTGAACAAATAGAACAACTTAGAATAGATTTAGAACAAGTAAATATTGAAAAAGATGAAATCGTAGAGAAGAAAAAATACATTGATATTGCCAGAGAAATATTAAATGATACAGGAGTTAAGGCAAACATTATTAAAAAGTATATACCTATAATGAATGGTCTTATCAATAAGTATCTAAGAGCAATGGACTTCTTTGTTAACTTTCACTTAGATGAAGAATTTAAAGAGACAATCAAAAGTAGATTTAGAGACGCCTTTGCATATAATAGTTTTAGTGAAGGTGAAAAACTAAGAATAGACTTGGCACTTTTATTTACTTGGCGTGAGATTGCCAGAATGAAAAACAGTACAAATACCAATCTATTAATATTAGATGAGATATTTGATTCTAGTTTAGATGGTCAAGGAACAGATGATTTTTTTAGAATACTAAAAGAACTAACAAATCAAAATGCATTTATTATATCACACAAAGGAGATATACTATTTGATAAATTTACAAATATAATGAAGTTTAGCAAGGTCAATAACTTCTCAACCATGGAGTAATTATGAAATATGAATTGATACCACCAACTGATCCAAGAGTGCTTTCAAGTGTTGCACTCTTTGATATAGAGACATTTAAAAAAGAAGAAAAAATAGAACTAAAAGAATTTGTTGATAATCTTTTTCAGACTATGAAGAACTATGGTGGCATAGGCCTATCAGCAAATCAAGTTGGTAAACCATATCGTATGTTTGTTATGGGTGGTCATGCAGATATATCAAAAGGTAAAAAGTGGACTTGTATTAATCCTGAAGTTGTTGAGTTTAGTAAAGAAACAGTTAGATACAAAGAAGGATGCTTAACTTTTCCATTTCTATTCTTAGATATAGAAAGACCTAGATTAATAAAAGTAAAATATCTAAATGAAAAACTAGAAACAGTTGAAGAAACATTTGATGGTTTAGTTAGTAGATGTTATCAACATGAATTAGATCATATGCATGGATCAGTTTTTACAGAAAAAGTTACTAAGTTTAAATTAGACAGAGCAATAGCAAGAAGAAACAAAGAAATAAAAAGATTAGAAAAAGTTAGAAAGGCAATGGCAAGTGGAACCGTATAAATTTCCTAAATTAGTTATTGAAGAACATGATGGTTTTCATGTAGTAAGAGACGATCTATTAGAAGGTGGTTCTAAAAGACGTTTTGTTGATAGACTTATTAGAGAAGAAGTTGCTAAAGGCGCCGAAGAATTTGTTTATGGTGGTTGCCCAGCAAATGGTTATGCTCAGTTATCATTAACTTTACAAGCAAAACATTATGGCAAAAAGGCAATATTCTTTATGGCAAAAAGATCATTAGATAACTTGCATCCGTATCAGAAACAGGCACTAGAATATGGTGCTGACATTCGTTGGGTGCCAAATGGTATGTTGTCAGTTACTAAAAAAAGAGCAAGAGATTATTTTTACGAAGACCCTATAAAGAGAAGAATATTACCATTAGGATTAGAAGATCAAAGGGTATTTGAAGACATAAGAGATATTGCGTCAACAATAGAAAAAGATTATAATATAGAAGTTAGTGAAGTATGGTCAGTAGGATCAAGTGGAACACTAACAAGAGGATTGCAAATGGCATTTCCAGACAAAGAAGTAAATGTGGTTTCAGTTGGTCACAAAATGAAACAAAAAGAAATAGGTCGTGCTAATCTTTATATGTCAGATTATAAGTTTACGCAAGAAGTAAAAGAAGAAGATCAACCACCCTTTCCGTCAGTACCAACATATGACGCAAAAGCATGGCCAGTAATGAAAAAATATGCTAAGAAAGGATCATTGTTTTGGAATGTGGGTAAATAGACAGACTATTGACAAAATAGTTAGTTTATGATATTATTATATTATGAGTGATATTTTACAGCAAACACACGATACAATAAAAGATAAAGGTTTTCCTTATTATCCAACAGATAAGAAGTGGAGAGACGATAAGTATAATCAATTATTGGCATTTAAAAGAGACACTATATTGGATAGACAACATAGAGTTATAGGTCAATCAACACATGGTTTAAATCTTGCATGGTCTTATATGACACACTCCTGGGGTATTCAGTGTGGTAAAATGAAAACACCTATGGAAGTATGGAATGACGAAGAACATCTTAAAAAAGGCATAAACAAAATACTTACAGGAACATTCTTTAAACAAAAGAAACCACACGAAATAACAGACTCAGACATGAGATCAATGTTAAGAAGATATAGTGGTACTCAAATGGTTTCTAATTTTAGACCAACAGCGGCTGCAACTTTATATGATATATTTGTTGATAAAGATTCGCCATTAGAAGGCACTGAAGCAGGAACAGTATGGGATCCAAGTATGGGTTATGGTGGTCGTTTATTAGGTGCAATCGCAGCTGGTGTAAATTATATAGGAACTGATCCATGCATTCCTACTTATAAGGGTTTAGAACAAATACGAGACGCATATGGTCATCCTCATAAATCATATAAACTATTAAGACAAGGTAGTGAAACATATGTACCAATGCAAAATTCATTAGACTTTGTATTTACTAGTCCACCATACTTTGGTTGGGAAGCATATGGTGATGAACCAGAACAATCAAGTATTAAATTCAGTAATAGTGATTTGTGGAAAGAAGGATTTTTAAGACAGACTATTAAAAATGCATACACAGGATTAAAGAAAGGCAAAAAACTTGCTTTAAACGTTGCAAACACAAAGCAATACAAAACATTTGAAGAAGATACACACGATCTAATGGTTGATGAGGGATTTGAAGATATGGAAATATGGTGGTTATCTCTATCAACACAACAAGGTGCTTCAACACAATCTACACTAGAAGGTGTAGAAACAGAGAAAAAACAATCACAGAAATACATAGGGCGATTCGAAAGACCTGACATTTCAGGTAGAAAATTCGAACCAATATTCATCGGAACCAAGTAAAAAATCAAGTGTTCTCTTTTTGTTCTCCTGTGCAAATTGGCACACCCTTAAAAAACCTAGTAAAATCAACAAAAATAAAAGCAAAAAAAAGCT